TAATACTTGTACCAAAATTATACACATAGATATTAGGGCCTACAGCATAATATAAATTTTGCTGATCTTCCCAATACCAGGATCCCCGTATATTTCCTGTACTGGCACTACTAATAGCAACAGAAGAACCTGCTCTTTTAAGAACAATAGATCGTTTATCTCCAGTAGCTTTGTTTTTAATCTCTTCTAAAAAGACGTTGATATAATCTTCATCTTTTAAAGTACCACCCTGTCTAGTTACAATTTCTTTAGTAAGATCAATTTCTTCTGTACTATATGTATCTTGAGAAGGACTTTTTGTATAGCTCATGTAAATTCCTTAAGATATTCAATATCTTTATAAGGCATCTTAGCCTCTACGATCCTCTCCCCAACCAGGCTGCATATAGGGTTGGATAAACATACTCGCATCCTCACCACCCATACTAAGAGCTTCTTCTGTATACATTTTAGCCTCACCCATTAGCATATTTCTGTCTCCAATAGGGACACCCCATTCAGGAGCTAGAATAACAGCAGTATTATAAACTAAAGGAAGATACCATTCTTCTGGAAAATCTGCTGTATCTGTAGAATTAATAAAATATTGAAATGGTTGCTGGTATACAATCGTAAACGTGCTAGAAGCAGCAGTGGTATCTGGTGTGGGCCAGAGCTTTAAAATTCCCATATTAACTTTAGGTTGATATGTTATTTTAATAGGAATACCAGTGCTATTAATTGGTAATTGATTAAAATTATAATCAGATTCAATATCCATATCAATTCTAGTTCCTGTATCAGTACGATAACACTGAAGTAATTTTAAAGGATATGGAGTATTAAATGTCTGACTAGTACCAATATTATAAGTATTTATATTAGGAGTAGTAGAAAATGTATAAGAATTTCTCTCCCAAAGAGGCATTCCTTTTGCTCTTAGTAAAGCTACAGACATATTTAATGCTGTAACACCACGAGCTAATTGAGTAGAGTTAAGAGACTGTCCATCAGCAATTACACCCAATTTATAATGGGCGGCAGTGACTAGATCATCTCTAGTGTATTGTACAGAATAAGTAGAGGAAGTAGTCATTTAGCCTCATGGGAAAGTAGTATTAAAAGATCCAGACCCATGACCATTTCCATTTAAATCTAAAAGAAATTGGTAGGTTCTAGAATATGGGCCAGCTTGCATACAACCGGCTGCTCCCATACCAGCATAACTAGATGCTGTTTGTAGGGTGCAAAAGAAAACTTCTTGGTCTACTCCATCTTTGGATACAAAATCAGGGAAGGCCCTTTCTCCCCTAACTTTGATTAATGTCTGAGGATGCCTAGTCTCATAGTCTTTCGGGCAGACTAAAACACCATCCCATCTTTTTCTGATTTCGCTGGAAGGATACCAAAAGCCACATACATGGCAAGTAACCTTCCAATTTCCTGGCCATGTTGTTTTTTTCATTTATAGTGTCCTGTTCCAATCAGAGCAAAGTAAAGTATACCCACCACAGCAAGTCCTAAAATACTTTTGATGGAGAACCAACCAAAACTTTTTACCTGTTCATTAATCCATTCCTTAATGGCTTCTTTGACAACTTCTTTGGTTTCTTCATCATTTTGCATTATTACTTACCTTCACCAGCAGTTATATAAACAGTATTACCGGCTCCGGTAGAAATAATAGCTACCCAAGATTCATCTTGGTGAGCATAAAGATATAGTTCAGAATTAGGCAGAAGAGGAATAGACGTAGTAGCAGAAGCTGTTACTGTGTTGTCTTTTCCGATTTGAACCCAAGATAAATTAGTTCCAGAATTAACAATTCTAATAGATCGATGACCAATTGTCGGTGGAACTTGAATATTCTGCGATGAAGCAGATGCGACAATATTAACGGTGTTTTGCCCTCTGAAAGAATCAAAAGGACGAATTGATACTTGGTAACTCATATTACTCCTTTAATAGAATTAATGGGGAAAGAATTCCCCATTAATCTTAACGAACGTATTGAATATCCAAGTACATTTCACCGCTGGTAGGATTACCAGTAGTTGCAGTACCATTTACCCAAATCTGAATATCACCAGTTGTATACGGAATGTTATACGGCTGGAGAATATTATTGATAGGGCTCAGAATAGCCATGACACCAGCAGCATTAAATGCTCCAGTATTAGCATTGACAAATTGAGTACCCCCAGAAGAAGTACCAATACTAATAGTAGCAGCAGAAATAGAACCACCAGCAAGTTGAGTCTTAACCCAAAGAGTCATGCTAATAATAGAAGCATCTGCAGGAAGAGCACCAACCAAAGTATTCACACCGCCAGTGCTAAAGTTAGCATTGGTAAGTTTGAAAACCTTTTCTTGGGTATTCTTAACCTGAAAATCACTAAACGGGCCAGCCGGATTGGGATCTGTAAAAATTAAAGCCATAATTTTCCTTAATAAAAGGGAGCCGCCGAAGCGGCCCCAACCAAATTAGGCACCCGGAGAGCCATACAGACCACGCGGATCCGCCCAGCCGAAGCTGAAACGCATCGTAGCCTTATACTTGGCATTCTCGGTATCAAAATCCTCATCCATATTGAATTCGTCAGCACGACGCTCAAAATACTTCATACCGTCCTTGATATTGGTACGGATGAACCAAGCATCATTGTCTGTCAGGAAGTGGTTTGTAATCACCTTCGGAATCAGACCCATATCCTTCAGAGCATTCAGATCGTTATTGGTAGTACCAACACGCAGATCAGAACCGAGGATACGCTTCGCTTCAAAAATCAATTGACGCGGGATAATTAGCGAATCAGGCAGGACCTTGATGAGCAGACCACGGTCATCTTGGAAACCAGCGATATCAATAGTCGCTTGCTCCAGAGCAGCTTCCGACAGATCGAGAGCCACGGACGGAGTATTAGTCCAAGTACCACCAGCCACGTTCGGATGGTTCGAAGAACCACCAGCCGGACCGGCCAGAAGGGTAGAACCGTCACCACCGGTGTACGACGTGTTAAACGCACGGTTATACACGTTAGCACCGATAACTTCCTTCGTCTGACGAGCAGCATAAGCCAGGGCCGAAGCCTTCCGCTTACCAATCACGTCATACAGATCATCTTCCACCATTTCACGGGTGATGATAAAGCCAGAAGCATACACAACGTGGTTGAACCGAGTCGTGAAGCCTTGACGGGCCGTATCATAGGTGATCGGAGCAGCTTCGTTCTTGGTCGAGAACAGACCAAAGCCTGACTGACCAACAACTTCTTCAAAAGCCTTCCGGCTCTTTTCTTGATCGAACAGCTTGTCCCATTCAGTATCATACTGAGCGTAGGACGCGCCGTACCACGAATTAACGCCAGGCCAGAGGGCCTTAGCAAAACTAGAGGTAGTAATTGCCATAATTTATTCTCCTTATTACTGGCCAGTAGCGCCGGTGCCGTTACCGAACGTCGAGTTATTGATCTTAGCAAGAACGTGAACGGCGGTATCAGTGCCAGAAATAGCACTATTATCAGGACGTTGGACAGTACCAAGAATCTTAAATTGCAGAGTAGCGGTAGTAGCTTTCGTCGACATATCAAGCGAAACAGCCGACGTACCTGTAGTCGTCGAACCAGTGCCACCATAGTAGGCATCAGCATTCAGACCAACGTCAGCAAGCAGATATGTATAGGCGGAGCCACCAGTAGTTTGTTCGACTTCATAGACAACATCCGGAGCATCTTCAACCAGAACATATTGAGCAACCGAAGCCGCACGATACACCGGAGTATCAAGAGCAATAGAACCGTTAGTAAGAGTACCAGCAACCGGGTCCATCTTGGCATTGATAATACCAGTAACGACACCAAGAACCGCAGCACCAGCAGCAGCCTTCTTCACGGTAGCAACACCACCAGCAGAAGCATTACCTTCGAGAATAACCGGATCACCAACAAATGTGTTGTTGGCATCGGAAGCGGGAATTTGATAAATGTTCCCACCACCGTTATAGGGTGCACCGGTGACATGCTTCACCGGCTTAAACCCAAAAATACGAGAAGTATTAGCCATAATCTTCCTTTAGATTAATAGTATTAAATAGAAGATGTAGGCAAACATAAATTACCTAGAGGTTTCCTGTGTTAGAGTATAACCATAATCAGATGCTTGCTTACCATCTTGCTTCATGGTCTTCTCTAGTTCATCCGCTCGGAGGTTTTTAACCGCCTGGTCTTCTTTGTACCAATCTTCTTTGATACGCATAACGACACCGCGATCACCACGACCGAGGGAGATACTAGAGGTAGACCCAAGTGCAGATGCATCATCAACTCTACGATCGCCGTCTCGAATAACCTTGGTTTGGGGCACGACTTCGTAGCCACGATCCATCAGCTCTTCAACACGACCATCAAGATCGTTAACAACACGGTAAACGTAACCCGGTTCCTGATTCCGAACCACAACTCGGTTACGGACAGCAAGGGGTTGTCTACGAACTCGCGCACTTGCGCTGGAAGGGGATTGTCTTGTCATAGTTCTTCCTTTATATTAACCACGGAGCTTTTTAATTTCCGTGATATATTGTTCTTTGGTCATGGTGCCACTACGCACCAGCGTATTCATAACACTACGCTCTGTTTCAGTCAGTTCAAACTTGTCGCTAGAACTAGACCGGCTCTGCGCTCCACTAACACCCACGTCGGGAGCGTTCGCTTTATTAGGATTCACAAACTTATGTGGAAACTCTGCTTTAATTTTCTTAGAGACAGCATCTAGCACTTCCGGAGGACTCATACCGCCTTTTGCCAGTTTAGTACCATAAGCGTCTGCAAAGATTCGCATCGACTCATCTTTGTCATACCAAGAATTCTTTGCTTTCCAAGATACAAACTCTTCAGGATCATTCTTAGGGGTTTGGGCTTCTTGATTAAGCTGGCGAAATTCTTGCTCTGCTTGGGCAATTTGACGTTCAATTTTAATTGCCGTTTGCCCATCAGCATTATCAATAGCTTCTGCCTTCTTGGCTTCTAGAGTAGCAAGAGCACGTTTGTACTCAGACTCTGCAACACGGGAATGATGATTTTGAAGGGCATCCAATGCCTTCTTAACATTTTTCAATTCACGAGATTGGTGTTCAATCTTTTCAAAAAGAGGCTGTCTAGCAACAAATTCTTTTGCATCGACAAAGCTGTCTTCATCTCCTGAAAATTCTTCTCTCGGTCTCCACCCAAGTTCACGAGCTTTAACCTCAATAGGATTCGGCTCATTATGTTCGTTGTCGGGTGTATTTTGATCTTCGATTTTAACTTCTTCAGTCATTAGTCTTCTTCCTTAAAGATGTTAACCACATCTTCATCATTAATGACTAAGACATGATTTGTTTCGTCAATTTTGACGTATTTACCAGCGTTACGGGTATATCCAATAACATCACCAACTGCGCACCAGGGAATATCCCTATTCGGTGGATTTAGTGCTGTAAATGCTGTAGGTCCAATTTCCAGTACAGTTCCTTTATCTACAGATACTTGCTCTTTACGAGCAGAATGTTCGATAAGTTCTAGACCAGCCTGCTTCGCACGCTGAAAAACTGGATCATTTTCTTCAATAGTGAATGGCTTAATAACAAGCCTATGACCAACTGCCACAACTTTCATTCGTTACTCTCCGTCAGTTCTTTGATTTCGAGTAAAGCCTTGATAAAGCCTTGCATGTATCTATGGTCTTCACTCTTGTGAATGAGAGCAGTAGTGCTCTCTTTAATTGCTTCATTAAGATGATTCAAGAAATTTTTAGTAACCGGATGGGCTCTCCATTCGATTATTTCTTCTTGACTGTAGTCTTGGGTTGTAATTTGCTAATCTCCTTAGCTTGTTGAAGTTTTAAAGCATGTGATTCTTCTGCATGCTGTAGTTGCTGTTGATTACTAACAGCTTGATGCTGAACCTGCGACTGTGCTTGTGCAGCAGCAGCGGCCAACTTAATCTTGTCTCCAGCCATCTTGATGGCAGCACCTTGAACAGCATCTTGCTGTTTCATTTGCATATTTTGAGCATGCTCTTGGGCACGCATCATCATCTGCTGTTGTTTATCTCTAGCATCCAATTCCATTTGAGCCTGGCTATTGGCCTGGTCAATTTGAGCCTTATTTTGATCCGCTTGCATCTTAGCTTGGATAGCCAGCATCTTAGGATCTGGAGGCGGGGGAGGAGTTTGTCCAGTTTGCTGGACTTGCTGAGTAAACAATTGTTGCCAATTTGGCTGTTCTTGGGCATCCAGAATTCTGCTAATAACTTGAACAGGATCAAGGATATTGGGAGCAGCTTGAAGCAGTTCCATAAGACCTTGTGCCTTAATCAGTTTTTCTGTCTGAGAAATAGCAGTAGGATCAGCACCTGGTTCAATATCACAGGAATCCCGATCGAAATCGTCAGGGCCAATAGGTTCATCCAATACCTTAACTTCAGTTTGTGGATCCAGATACATATGGTTAAGATCAAAGATTTTATCAAATTCTTCTTCCATAGACCGGAAAATACGCTTGTAAACTGCAGTAAAAACTTTCATACCCTGCTCGATAGTAGCCATTGTAGTAGTAGCAGGAGTATTTTGTCCAGGCATTTTACCAGTGAAGATTTCTGCAACGGAAGCAAGTTCTTTTGCAGAAGTTATGATCGACCCCATAAGCTGGAATAGAACGTTGCTTGGCTCCTTTGCAGGAAGAGGAACAATAGACTTCCGAAGATCATCAGAGGTGGCATTAACAGGACGCCACTCACCAGGAGTCATTCTGGCATCACCCATCTTCATACGAAGAGATTTGGCAATAAAACCAGATTGCATATTGTTAACCTGACCTGAATCGATTTGCATGTTAATA